GCAGCAACAAAATTATTTGAATCAATTGTCAGGGTATTTTCCTAGAGAAAATTTAGGTATTTAGGGGTTAATATGGTGAATTTTTTGTCAAATATATTTGAGAACTCTTTTTTTTCAGTTGGAAATTTAAACAATTTCAAAAATGCGTTAAATATTGTAAATGGCTTAGGAAACATGTTTGTTACTCAAAGGCAAAGATCAGAGAATATTCAAAAATATTTTGCCCAAGCGCAACAATACGAAACCAGGGCTATGGAAGAAGACTACAAGTACAAGATGATTAATTCTACAATTTCCTTAAAATCTGAATTAGATAGAAAGAACTTTTTGGCGAGAAGTGCTTCGGCGGGACTAGAATGGAGTGGATCTATTTTGGATATCTCTAGTCAGATTAGGAATGTTTCAATTAATGAATCAAAGTACAATGATATAGTTAGGAATAGACTAGTTAATAGTTTGCAGGAAAGTTCATATAATTATGTTAAAATCGGAACGAAGGCAGCAAAATACGGGATTGTTGAAGATCTCGTTAACTCTTCAAAACTATTAGCAACTGGATTTTTTTACGATTTTCAAAAAGGCGGTAAAAAGTAATGGGACAGCAAAATATTCCTGAAATAGCTAATGTGCAATATTTAAATGGTCCAAATAGTCAAACAGATATGCCTTCTGATTTTGCAATAAATTCTTTGAAAGGGGCTTTTAAAGGTGTCGAAGAGATTGGAAATATTTTTAAAAATGTTGAAGAACAGAAGAAAACGGATTTTGTAAGAAATTATGAGGTTGGCTTAAATCAATTAAACACAAGATTTAGCATAGATGCTTCTAGTAAGTTTGGTAATGACGCAAATGGTTTAGCTGAAAAATACGAAAAAAGTGTTCAAGAATATTATAATTCCATAGGTGATCTCCCGACTCGAGAATTACAAACAGCAATTGACAAAATAACCGAAAACACAATTCAAACCGGAGTTAGGCAGTATTCTGCTTATGAGCTTCAACAATCTGTTAATTCTAGAGAAGATGGGTTCAAATTATATTTAACTTCTTTGAAAAACAGCGTTTTCGCTAATTCGAATCAAGATAATTATTTAAAAAGCTTAAGTGATCTTGAAGCTAATATTGCTTCATTACCAAGAAGTGCAGAAGACAAAATGCTTTTATATTCTGCGTCGCTTAATGACTTGTCTCAAACGTCGCTTAAAGGTGCAATCCTTAAGGATCCGTATGATGCGATCAATAGGTTTTACAATAACGAGTGGAAGTTCGAAGGAGATTCTTTAGTAACGGCCACATATTTTGTTAAGGCGGAAGAAAAAAGATTAAAGGCTTTAGAAGAAGCAGCGCAAAGAGAAAGAAAATTGTTTTCAAATGCTTTAGTTTCTCAGACTCAAGATAAATTAGTTGAATATTTAAAAAGAGCTGAAGAACAAGGGGACCCAATTCCAATGGAATTGATAGAACAATACCAAGTTGTTTCTCCAGGCAAAGTCCCAAAAGTAGTTGACGATTATTTGAAAAATTCTGAAAAACTTGGGTATAAATCAGAAAATTTTGAAGATAGTTTTCACAAAGAATTAGGCTATAAATATTCTCCGGCGATGGAAAAAATATTGATGGTGAATGAGATCGCGCTAATGAAGTATAAAGACAATGTTAATTTATTTGCGGGGTCATTTGAGCAGGGAAACGAATATGTAAATTCGTTAAAATCTGATCCATATAGACAAAGTATTGCTATGGCAACGCACGATAATTATATTTCTAAAGTTTTAAATGATCCAGCAGAAATGTTAGCAAACGATGCAAATAAAATGGCTTTAGAAAATAATATTAACTATGTTGAAGCTTTATACCAAACGCAAAAAAGCAAAGGGTTAACCGATTCTCAAATTAGAATTGTTCCTAAAAAAACTGCCTTAGAAGTATTTAAAGCAATTGACGATGAAAACTTAAGTGGCTTTGAAAAGTTTGACCAAATGGATAGATTCGTTAAGCAATATGGAAAACATGGTGAGCAAGTTCTAAATGAAGTTTTTGGCAATAGTGCTTATTCAACTATATATAGGGTCGCTAAAAACGACAAGCTTTTAGCATCTAAGTATTTAGATGCAGTGAAAATAGATATAAAAAAATATAATTTAACAACTAAAGATATAAAAGATACGAGAAAAGATGTTTTAAGATTATCTGATTCGGGATCAAATATTTTATCGGTGTACCGGGCGTATGATGACATATATGGAACCGCAAAATCTGTTCCTTTAGTAGACTTAATAACAAATTATAGCATTAAGAATAATGTTAGTGCAGATGTTGCATTAAATGAATTAGATGAAACATACGGAAGAAAATTATATGTGGACGATGATATTATTTTTAGTTCAAGTCAGTCCAACAGATTTAATTATGCGCATCAAATGAAAGAAATCATAAAAGATGATGTATTAGAAAATCCAGCAATATCAAGTGACGCAAAAAAAACAATTAAATTAGGGAGTAAATTGATTGTGAATGATGGAGGAGCTTATTTTGTAAACAATGCGGGAGTTGTTTTCGCGTATTATACTCCTGAACAATACGATTTAGCCAGAACGGATTATAAAGAAAAATATAAAAAAGTATCCAAGAAAAAATTACAAGAATTCGGAAGCAGATATTTAGGTACGGTTGGAAGTTTACGTACTGCAGCGGGTAATATGACTCAAGATCAGCTTGCTAAAAAGCTATTAAAAGAAAAAGAAAAATATGTAAAAAGATCTTCCGAGACAGAATTAGAATTACAGTTAGAAAGTGATGCTGTTGAACCAGTAAAAATATCGGAGTGATATGTCAGATTTGTTTTCAATGCAAGATATTCAGCCTAATGATATTCAGCAAAATTCGTATGAATTAATTCCTAGTACTGAAGAGGCTAAAATTAAAGAATTAAGCACGGTATCTCTTTTGGCGGATGAAACGGCATATTTAGAAAGGAAATATGATCCTGAAAAATTCAATAGTCAACTAGAGTATGACGCTTGGAGACGTGGGGATGATCCTTCGTGGATGCAACAATTTGTTGCAAATACATTGTTAACATTTAAGAATTTTAGTCCATTGCAGTCAGTAAATATAGCTTCGACAAAAATGTTTAAATCGGAAATAGATGAATTAGATGTAAGGATGACCCCTCAGGAATATCAACATAGTGAATATTTCAGAGAAGGTTTAAATTATTACGATGGCATGACTAGAGCACAAGCATTTTTGTTGAGTGAAGAATATGATGAGCGAGAAGATTTAAAATTTCTTTCGTCGAGAGGGGGCTATGCTTCAGCGGCGATAGGGGGATCTATCACAGGATTTTTAGTTGATCCAATTTTACATGTTGGTGTCCCATTTTTAAACAAGATTACTCAAATAAATAAATTGGCAAAAGTTTTTAAAGCATCTAAAAAACTTTCTATTTTATCTAATGCAGTTACCGGAGGAATAGAAAATACGGCATTTGTTACTGCTCAAGCACCATTTGCAAAATATAATCAAGAAACTTTTGGAGATGTATATGGCTGGAGTGAGTTTATTGATTCAACAATAGATGGAGCGCTATTAGGATCGGTAATGGGAGCAGCTTCAGGAACTTGGAATTATTTTAGTAATGTTCACATAGAAAAAAAACAACAAGCCTATAAAGGGGTTAAAGCTTTAGGGAGAGAACTTGGAGATATTGAAAGTCAGGTTAAATATCCAGATTCATTGGCTGCGTCACAAAAAGATGCGTTTAACGATATGATTGATTCACTTAAGGGTCCAGAAGGGTCCGAAGAGGTAGCGGCAAATATAAAAAATGAATTTGCTAAAACATTTGATCAAAATATTTATAATTCAAATAAAAATTTAAAGCAAAATGAATACGTTAATATAGATCAGGCAAGAGCAAATAAGTTAGAAGAGTTGAAAGATATTGATTACATTAATGAGGTGAAAAAAATAAGTGAGAATGAATCGTATCCAAAAGATTTAAAAGGAAAATTGTCTAAAGATATTGAAGACGCCGAGGTATGGGAAAGTTTATCTAAAGACGACAACATATTAAATGAGTTAGCTAAATGCATAATTTAGATTTAGAACACCTCAAATTATCTATCGATTTAATTAAACATTTTGAAGGATTTTCTTCGAATATATATTGTTGTCCAGCGGGAATAAAAACTATCGGATATGGCCATGCGATAAAAAAAAATGAAAAATTCAATAAAGCTATTTCTATTGATGAGGCAGTTAAATTATTGATTTTTGACATAAAATATATTTTAAAGAGATTAAATCATTATATTTATGTTAAATTAAACAACAATCAATTAAATGCTATTATATCTTTTTGTTATAATCTGGGGCTTGGAGCGTTTCAAAGATCTACGTTAAGGATGAAGGTGAACGAAGAAGAATTTACTGATGCTTCTGATGAATTTGAAAAATGGTGTTATATTGGAGCTATTAAGTCTAGAGGATTGTTGAGAAGAAGGTTAGCCGAAAAAAAAATTTTTTTAGGATAAGAAATGCCAATAGATTACAAATGTGTAAGTGATGTTTTAAAAAAGAATAATTTAGATCAAGAAAAAGTGAATGAATATGTAGATACTTTAGATTCTTTAGTTGGGCAATCTAAAGATTTGTCCGCGGATGACATTCTTGCATTAAAAAAAAATGCATTTGAGGATATTGCTTTAGCAAAAAGAGAAAATTTAGCGGATGTATATTATAATAATTTAGCTAAAGAAGGTGTGTACTCTAATATTAAAAAATATGTAGGTACAGATGAAGCAACTTCAATTAAACCTAGATTTGATAAATATATATTATCTTTAATAGAAGGAGCAAGAGGGGAAAAGTACGGAGGATTAAGCGCGTCCGCCATCGGTAAAGGCTTGGCTTCTAGTGAGGGAGCGAGGCTGTTGAGTGAAGTAAGGGCGATTGGATTTAACCCAAAAATATTGGCGGCTGGTGTAGATAAAGCCTTAGAAAAAAAAGTTACAACCGAATTGGTGACCGGAGTGAAAGGGGTCACGCAAGACCCTAGGGCAGTTCAGCTTGCAGGAGTAATAAAGGGAGCCCTCGAAAGGGGAAGGGAAAATTTAAAATCTTTTGGAGTTAACATTGGGTATTTAGAAAATTATTATCCAAGAAATCATAATCGTTACAAGATTTCTACGAACAAAGATTCTTGGATAAGCTTTATGGAAAATAACTCCAACATAAACAATAGAGACGTTTTGAATAATATTTTTAATGATATTGTTTTTGGTGATTATGAAGGATCGTCTGGCAAGGGTGGCGCTGGACAAAGTATAGCTGGAAAAAGGGCTAAAAAAAGAGTAATTGAGTTCAATTCTCCTGAAGCAGAATTTCAATATTCAGAAAAATTTGGAGATGATTCTGTTTTTCAATCAGCGTTAAGATATGTAGATGACATAAATTATAGATCGGGTATTGCATCATTCTTCGGAGTTAATCCAGAAAAAAACCTTTTAGATGTTGTTAATGATTTTTACAAAAAGGCTTATAGTACAAACAACGAAGCTGTTATGAAAAACATAAGATCTTTTTATGATCCCAACATAAGGAACAAATATAATGGAACTGGAGAATTTACTGGAAAAGTTAAAGCGTCTTTGAGTAAATTGCTAAAGCAAGATTTTCCAGATAATCCGGGGGATATAACCAGTACGTTAGCGGCTAATTTGAAGGTTATAACAAATCTAACTGCTTTGTCAGGATCAACATTAAAGGCATTGGTTTCAGATTTTTATACTAGAGCAGCAAATTTAACTTATCAAGGTCAAAGTTTTTGGCCTGCACTATCTAAGACGATTATAGATACGTTTAAACCAATCCCGCCTGAAATAAGAGAAACTTTACTGGTACATCTAGGAATTGAGTCTGAAGGATTATTACATGAGTGCATGAAATATGTTCAGCGAGGGGATAGTCCTTTAGTTTCCAAGGGGCTTAAAACCGCTGAAACATTAATGTTTAAATATAATTTAATGAATTATGTAACAAATAAGGCAAGAAATTTACAGGCTTTACATATGTCTGAGTTTTTAGCTAGAGATTTGATTAATTATTCGTTTAACGATTTAAACAAAGAAGCAAAAAGGCATTTTACTTCTTATGGAATTGGAGCTGAAGAATGGGAAATATTAAGAAGTCAGGCAATAATGAATAAATCTCATTATTTTAATTCACCGTACCACGACTCAGTTGAAGGGATTGGTGCTAAGCCAGAATTATATGAAAATGCCATCAGAGTAGTTTCCGATAATGCCATCAGAGTAGTTTCCGATGGGGAAGAATTGGCCGCGATAGATAGTTTAAGTGAGCAGCGTGGCAAAGCAGAACGCGTAAAACATAAAGAAACAAAAGTAAATTATGTTGATCCAACGCTACTTGGTCCAGAGAATAGAGAATTATATTTAAAATTGATAACAATGTTTAATAAAGAAGCTGATCTTGCAGTGTTACATCCTGATTTAGCAATTGAAAGATTAAAATCTTTTAATACGGATATGAAGCGAGGAAGTCCGGCGTATATAATTTCAGATTTAATGTTTCAGTTTAAGACGTTTTCTGTTTCTTATATGAGAAATTACATGATGCCTATGGGAAAAAAAGCTTTTGGTCCTGATAAAGATTGGAGGGTGTTAAGTGATCTTATTGCTGGTTCATTTGTGGTTCATTATAGCTATATGGTTTTAAACAATTTAATAAAAGGAAAGCCGATTCCTACGTTAAACAACAAAAAAGATTTGTTGAGTTTACTATACCATAGCGGAATAGCTGGGATTGGTACTGACATCATAACATCGGCTCTTAACGAATCTCCATATGATAATTTTGCGATGGAAATGGTCCCGGCGTCGTTTCAAAAAGCAGTTACGGCAGTTAGAGCGATAAAGGATGCGATAGGTGCAACAGGACTTGGAATGGAAGAGGAAGACGAAAAGCCAAAAAAGAAAAAAGGTAAAGGTAAAAGCAAAAGAAAAAGCAAAAGCAAAAAAGAGAAAGATATGGAATTCTTAAAAGTTCAAGCAGTAAAAGGTGCGTTAGATGTTATTCCTGGATTGGCAACGGTATATAAATTTATGGGGTTAAATGCTGTGTGGGATTCTTTATTAATAGATGGATTATACAATTACTTATCTCCGGGATATATCCAGAAGAAACAAAAAAGATTATCTAAGCAATAGTTGACGTATTGCGTGTTAAGTGGTGCAATTAGGTGAGAAAAATTTTTAAAAAAAGGTTTAAAATTTGAGCATTAATACATCTAAAACTTACACAAGGGTAAATTGTGATATTTTACAAACTGAGTATGATGTAGGATTTCCTGTAGAATTTTCCGAAGATTTAAAAGTTTTTAAAAAGGAAATAGCAACTGGGGTTGATACTGAATTATTTTTCAATACGGATTTTATATTAAGTAATTTGGGGTTTGATTTTTCTGATCCTTTATCTACAAAAACTGCTTTGCTAACCATACTTGCTCCTTTAGATTCTGATTATGACTTGTTGTTTATTTCAACAAAAGTGTATATTTTAGCATTTAAGTTTGCGAGTACCAATTATTTCGACCAAGCTACATTTCAAAAAAAATTATTTGAGCTTGAGAGACAGGTTCAGCAGTTAAATACTCTTTATCAAACATGTTTGTCGATTGATATAAAAAGTTTAGAAAATGATTTTACAACTACATTGGTATTAACTATTCCAGAACTTGAAGCGTATAAATATTTTAGGGTAAATGGCACTGAAGATGGAATTGAGTTAGCCGAATATGTCTTAGATTTTGATCCATTACAATATGTCATTCCTACTAATCCAGATTGGATAATTTTAGGAGATACTTCTGATTCAACAAAACTTAAAAAAACAACTGTTTTAGATCTAATAAATTTGTTGAGTAATTCGATTGATTTTAATGGTATCCCTGCCGACACACCTGAATTAGCTGATAATTGTGTTTTTGGAGATGTTTCAGATTCTGATGGAACCAAAAAAGCTACTTTTTCAACTTTAAATACTATTTTAGATCATAATAATTTATTGAATTATGTTTCGGATGAACATACTGATCACAGCGCAATTGATGTTCAAGGAAAATCAAATAGTTTAATTTCGTCAACAAATTCGGATTTAACAAGTACCGTAGAATTTTATTTAGATGAATCTAATGGTTTGGGTAAATCTCCACCTGAAGATAATGATAAATTAATTATATTTGATTCTTCTGATTCAAACAATCCAAAAACAACTTTAGTTTCTGAATTTAAAACCGCAATTATCGAAACCGCGAGTGCAAAAAATTTTATTATTAATCCGTGTGGGTGCGTAGCGAGAAGATTAATTAATACATTTAATACAGGTGTACAGGATAGCGGAATTCAAAAAGGTGAAACAGAAAGGTTTGCTGGTAGAGTTTTTTCTGCTTCGGCAAATATTGGTGGAGGAAGTTTGAGGCAAGGGACAAATGCAATTACTAGTGTACCTCAAAGATCACATAGATTTTTTAATGTGACTTTAACTGGTATTGGTTCATTTATAGAATTATTTTACAGAATGCCAAGCGAAGACGCTTCACAATTTTATAATCAAACAGCAAGTTTTGCAATTTCTACGGCGCATAACAAAGGTTCTGATATTCCATACGAAATAATAATAAATAAAGCAGATGCTGAAAATAATTTTACAACAGTTACAAATATAGATACAAGTAGTTCTATTTTAGTTCCTGATGCAGGATCGAAAAATACGATAAAATTTGAAAATATTGATATGGGTGATTGTAGAAATGGAATTGAAATAGTTGTAAGGGCAAATTGCGATACAATAGCAGGAACAACTTTTGAGTTTTCGGAAGCCCAATTTAATTTAGGAAGTATTGTTAATCAGTTTTCGTATCAAAAAACGTATGGTGATATGAGGCAAGAATGTTCTAGATATTTTTATAAAACGTATGATGATGGCGTAGATCAAGGAACGGTTTCGACTCTTCCTGGCAGTATAAATGTATATTCAGCAACTACAACATGGTTACAATATGGCACAAATCGTATAAATATGAGATCTGCTCCAACGATAAGTTTATATTCTCCAATAACAGGTTCATCTGGTAAGATAGCAGATGATAATTTGGGAATTGATAAAAATGGTGTTGTAGCAGATATAGGTATGAATGCATTTCAGGTCAAGGCTGGCCTTGGTGGTATAATTGCGGGTAATCGTTATGTGTATCATTGGGTAGCCGATGCAGAATTATATTAAAGGATATTTATGGTAATATATAAAAAAATATATTTAAAAAAAAATGATGAAACAATTTTAGCTGAAATCTTACAGTTTGTTGAAGTTGTGAAATTTCCAATAAGTGAGGTTGAGACGGAAGATCGCGAAATCATTAGTAATATTCCTATGGACGAAAATAATAGAGATTATCAAAAATATTTATTATGGAGAAACAATGGTGGAATCGAGTCCGAAGAGACAATTTTCGAAGACTAGTAAAAAAGGGTTTTTAATCACTATAGAGGGGATAGATAAAGTTGGAAAAACTACTCAAAAAAGAAATATTGTAAAATATTTAAGAGATTTAAAGCAAGAAGCGGTACCTCTTTTTGAGCCAGGGAATACATATCTTGGAGAAGAAATCAAAAGGTTAATTCTTTTCAGCAAAATAGATGTTTGCAATGAAGCGGAATTGTTTTTGTATATGGCGGATAGGTCTCAACATTTTTTAGAGAAAATTCAACCAGCGTTAAAAGCAGGATATATTGTTGTGATGGATAGATTTGTTGACTCAACGATTGCGTATCAAGGCTATGGACGCGGCTTTAATGTTGAGCTAATCAAAGTCTTAAACAAGTACATAATTGAAGGATATGAGCCCGATTTGACATTTTTGTTGGATATTCCAATTAACAAGATGCTTGAAATTAAATCGGAAAGTTTTTCTTACGATAGCATTGAGCGGGAAAATGACAGTTTTCACATTAACGTTTGCAATGGTTACAGAAAATTAGCCTTACAAAATCCTACAAGGATCAAAACTATAAAGTATAACGAAGACGAAAAGGTTGTTTTCAACCAAATCAAAAAGCATTTGCATAATTTTTTCAAGTAATTCACAAGGAACTAGTGGTATGATTTTTTCAGGATATGTAGTTAATTTTTTGACTGGATTTTTAAGTTCAGGAATAGTTGGAATTTTAAAACTTTTGAATAAAAAAGAAGACACAAAACGCGAAATTAAAATTTTAGAAATGCAACTTGAACAACAAAGATTAGGATATGCCCAAAGGCTCGAGGAAATAAAAACTAGCGGTGAAGTAGATGTGGCTAAAGAGTCATATAGTTTCATGAATTTTAAGTCTGGAATTAAATTGATCGATGCTCTTTCGTGCTCAGTTAGGCCAGTCTTGGCGTATGGTGCCTTTTATATAGTTTTATTTCACACGGACATGGAAACAAAAAAAGAATTATCGACGTTGATTATTTCGTTTTGGTTTGGCGGAAGGGTGTTTGGAAAGATGAAATAGAGAAAACTAAAAATTAAGTTGATTTCTTTTTCGTAGATTTGCTATTTATTTTCTGTGAGCGAAAAAACATTTTCAGCTAAATTAAAAAATAACTGTTTAAATTTATTTTTGTTTTTTCCAATTTTTTTAAATTTATTTTTTTCATCTTATTTCATTACAAATTGGATTGTTATTTTTTCATTAAGCGCAATTTGTATTTTTTTTTGTTTGTTTTGTTCTATACAGAAAATAATCAATAAATTTTGTGAAAATAAGTCTAACTATTTGGACAATTTTTTATTTTTTAATAGATTTTTTCCACTAAAAAATATTCAAGATTTAACATTGTTAATTCTTGGAGTTTTCTATTTAGGTGAAATACTAAAGTTAAAAGCGAAAATTGTTTATTTTTCATTTCTTTTCGTTGCGAGTGCCTTTTTTTTGGTGAGTATTTTTTCCGTCGGTTATGAGCTTTTTAAGTTTTTAAGTTTGGAAAAAACAAATAAGTTTTGGTCGGAAGAGAGGTACAAAAAGTTTTCAGTTTTTTTGAATGAAATAGCATCGGTGTTGAAAAACTCATCTTACATTTTGGTTTTAATATCTAAAACAATTTTTAAAAAAAATAATCCATATTATTTTGTAGTAATTTTGTTTTTATATTTTTTTTGTCATTTGTTAAAAATAATGAAAGATTTGTTCCATAGAAGATTTAAAATAATGGGAAGAAATGTCAAAAGAGTAACCAAAAATGACATTGTAAAATTTTTTACAAAAGAATTACTGTTTAATTTGACGTTTTTTTTATCAAAATTGACATTGTTAAGTTTCATACTAAATGAAGCAGTATTTAAAAAATTTAATTATATTTTTTTGCCAATTTTTTCGTTTTGTATCTCTGTAACAACGTTTTTATTGGGTTTACGATTACTTATCATATTGTATGATAAAAAAGAAAAATCAAGAATTGAAAAAGTGAATAAAATTAGAAATAGTAGTATTATTGAAAAATTAAAAATTGCACACACGAAATTATAAAAATAAAGGAAAAACATGAGCGACAATGATACAACGGAAATGTATAGAGAATTCGTGCCAAACTTACAATATTTCAAAAATCCATGTATTTTTCACAGTGGATTTCCAGAGAAAGAAGAGATATACAATACAGGAACTAAAATTTTTTTTGTTATTCTGGCTGCGCCTATTATTCTTCCAATCGCAATTATAGGTAGTCCGTTTCTTGGTGGATATATCGCGTATCTCGCTTATAAAGAAAAAAAATATAAAAAAGAACATCCTAATTGGGAAGAAGAAAGAGAAAACGAAAGAAGAGAAATGCACGAAAAGATAAGTAAGGAAAGAGAAAAATTAATGGAAAACCCAGAAAATGTTTTCTATTGTCCGAATTGCAAAAAAAATAAATTAAAAGATTTTGAAACATTCAAAAGATTTAAAAGCTACCATCCGGGATGGGAACCTGAATTTAAAAATAACGAATTCAGATTAAAATAGAAAAAGGAATATAAAATTATGGTCGACTTTATGTATGATTTTGACCCAGCTGATTATAAAATTGAAAGAGTGAAATTTCATGAGGACAAAAATCCAAAATTGGATGAATTTAAAGAAAATCCATGTTATTATCATGGATTGAAAAGAAAAATCTTTAAAAAGAGAAGAGACATGCAGAATAATATTGCTGGTGTCAGTGCATTCATTATGTCTGCAATAACAATATTCACGTTGCCTATTGTAATTTGGGCTTTGTACGACGAATATCAAGCTAATGCAGAAGCGAAAATCGAAAGAAAAAATTTAAGAAATGAATTAAAAAAAAATCCAAATAATTTATTTTTTTGTCCAAATTGCAAAAAAGATAAACTTAGGTACGAAAAATATTTCAAAAGGTTAGACCAACACTATCCGGAATATAAAGCGGTATTTGAAAATCAAAAATTTGAATTAAAGCTCAAAGGAAAAATGTAACAAATGCGTGAAGAAGCCCCGACTATAGCGCAAGCTTAGTCGCGGGAGTATTCACAGATAAAAAAATAGTGAATTTATGGGAACATTACTTTTTGAAATAGGCACCGACGATCTACCAAATTGGTGCCAAGAAATTATATCGCAAGAAATAAATTATAGTGAATACTTTGATCAAACATACAAAGAGTATCCTATTGTCTGTACAAAAGTATACACAACTCCTCGTCGGATTGCATTTCTGATAGATCTAAAATCTAACATGACTAACGAAACCCCTATTTATGGCCCGTCGCATAATTTAATAAAAGATAAAGATGGGAATTATACACCCACAGCACACGGATTCGCCAAGAAATACAGCGTATCTGTCGAAGATATACTTAAAGAAAATAATCTTGCATTCATCAAAATACCGTCAAAGCCCATCTTAGGGACAATACAAGAATTTTTAAAACAAATATTAAATTTTATAAATGCTCAAATATATAAATTTGCCGAAAAAAAATATTTGTCTAATACTAATTCATTAATAATGCGCTGGGAACGCTCCAAAATAAAATTTAATCGCCCAATTCGCTGGCTTGTCGCCATGTTGGACGACCAAGAAATAGATTTAAGCAATTTAGTAAAATCTCTTAATCTCAATTTGTTGAGTCCTAATTTTAAAACAACTTTTGGACATAGACTTATAACCAGTAATAAAAAAATAATAATAAATCATGCAAGTAACTACGAAAAATTACTACTAGATCATTATGTTATTTTAGACAATCAAAAAAGATTTACACATCTTGTTCAACAAATAAAAATCAAAAAAAAAATTAAATTTCAATGGGAACAGTTTGAGCGATCTAGTTTTCTCTCAACAGAATATCCAATTCTCGTTATAGGAAAATTCGATAAAAAATATCTCAAGTTACCTCCAGAATTAATTAATACTATACTTGTATTTCACCAAAAATGTTCTAGTGTCATAAATAATCAAAATGAATTAATTCCAGAATTTGCTTTCGTAATTGATTGTCAAAAATCAATAGAAGATGCAAATAAAAATCCAAATATAATTAAACATCTTGAAAAAACTATTGGGGCTCGACTCGAAGATGGTTTATTTTTTTATAATAAAGATCTAGAGAATGGATTTAAACATTGGGAAGAAAAAATTAATAACCTGACTTTTTTGAAGGGACTTGGAACTTACGGAGACAGAATAAAGCGCCTATCTAATATTGTTAAAGCCCTTGAGAATATGATCCCCGATAAACAAATACAAGAAAACTTACAGCTTGCTATTAAATATTATAAATTGGATTTATGTTCGTATATCGTTGATGAATTTCCTGAATTGCAAGGTCAAATAGGAGCGCATTATGTTGAAAAACTAAAAACCCTGCCAGATGATGTTATTGAGGCAATTAGAAATCAAAATAATCCTGGTTTTAATGATACTAATCGTTGGCTATGGCTCTTTGACGCCTTTGACACAATAGTTGGATGTTGGCTAATAGATGAAAAGCCTACAGGGTCTTCAGATTTATTCGGGTTGCGATCTAAAATTAAAGTGTTTTTTAATTTATTTATGGAAACAAATAACATTGTTAATACGAAATTCTTAGAAATGATTGATCTTAAAAAGATAGTGAGTGTTACTCTCAAAGAGTATAATTTTACAAAAGTAATGGCAAATAGCTTTATGAATAGTTATACAAATGATATATTAAAATATTTATTTAATTACTTTAAAAATTCATATGTTTTTCATGAAAACAGTAAAGAATTCAATATTATATATAATTCACTAGGGAAAAAATTTTCAAAAATAAGTAATTTTCACAACAGTCTTTCCGCTTTGATTAATTTTTATGAAAAAAAAAATGGTGTTTCTGTCCAACAATTTGAAAAACTTGAAACAATACTAAGTAGATGTAGAAACATTTTATTAAAAAATAATTTATTTTCAAATCAAATTTGTATTGATGAAGCACTTTTCACTGAACCTGAAGAAAAAAATCTTTATAATGTGTATATATATTTATTTGAGAAATATTCTAATAATGATATTCACGAAATGTCAGATTACGAAGAATTTTTAAATGATATGTGCGAATTGTTTGATCCAATTGAAAATTTCTTTAAAAATATTATCGTTATTTGTGATGACGAAAAAATAAAAAACAATAGGTTAATGCTTTTGCAAAAAATATTTAACTTCACTTCGCAAGAAGACCCCGACTATAGCATAAGCTTAGTCGCGGGATGAATTGCGTTGCTGTCCTTATTTTGTCGCCAAAACTAAATGATATTGTAAATTGTAGACACAATAATTTTTTGAAGTATAATTAATAAAAATTTCTCTTGTAAAAAATAATATAATTAAATATATTGTTTTTGTGCAAGTAGAATATGCTTTCTCATATAAATACCAGATTAGACCAACAAAAAGTCAGATTACAAAATTGGAAAATACTTTTAGTATGTGTCGCCATTTGTACAATTGGTATTTAAAAGAAAAAATTGAATTCTACGAAAACGAAAAAATATCAATTTCAAAATATGATCAATTTAAAAAATTGCCACAATTAAAAATTGAACGTCCTCATTTTAAATTTGTACATTCACAAGTATTGCAAAATGTAATTGATAGAATGCATGTTGCGTACAAAAACTTTTTTAGACGAGTAAAAGAAGCTAAATTACCAGCAAGTGAATATGGATTTCCAAAGTTTAAAAAACGTGGACAATGGAATTCAATTACATATCCGCAATTTCGCTCAATTCCAAAAAATAAGTTAATCACTATTCCAAAAATTGGTGATATTAAAATGATATATCATCGCGATTTACCAGATAATTGTCAAATTAAAACATTAACCATTGTTAAAGAAGGTCAAAAATGGTTCGTTTGTTTCTCTTTGATTGTAAAAAAATGTATCACAGAGCTTAAACAAACCTTTAACAATGGAAAATTTGTTGGAATAGATTTAGGAATTTCTGAATTTTGGACAACATCGTCCAATGAAACTTGTGGTGAAACTATTGAATTTTTTACAAAATTAAAACTTTTAGAAAAGAAAAAAGATAAAATCAATAAAAAATTATCGAAAATTCCAAAAAGAACTAAAAAATATTTAAAATTTCTTAGAATTCTTCAAAATTGCCATCACAAAATTAAATGTTTTCGAAATGATTTTTTGCATAAACAAGCTAACAAATTGTTGCAAATGTATGATTTAATCATCTTTGAAAGCTTAAATATTAAAAAAATGGTTCGTAGACCAAAGAAAAAACCTAATGATGATGGAAGTTTTGCTCCAAATGGTGCTAAAGAAAAATCGAAATTGAATAAAAAAATTCACACATTTTCTTGGGGTATTTTTTTAGAAATTCTAAAATATAAAGCAAAAATTTTTGGTAAACAAATTGTTGAGGTTAATCCATTTTTGACTTCGCAAAAGTGTTCTAATTGTGGAGAAATCATACGAAAAACTCTTTCAACAAGAACACATATGTGTAGTGAATGCGGTTTTGTCGCAAATAGAGACCATAACGCCGCTATAAATATTTTGAGACTGGGGATACAGTCTTTGGGAATTTCCCTAGAAGCCCCGACTATAGCGCAAGCTTAGTCGCGGGAGTATTCACTCAGGCGATTAATTGGAATTGTTGTAGGGTTATCTTCACTTCGCAAGAAGACCCCGACTATAGCGCAAGCTTAGTCGCAGGAGTATTCACAGTTCGGGGAGTATTCACCGTGAATATTTTTTCCCTTTTTCGTAACATTTTTTACAAATTACCTTAAAAAATCTTTTGTTTTCAAAATCTTCATCTAAACCTATTTTTGCGAATTTCCTAGAAAATAAATCAGAAATTGTATATTCTCCATTGTTTGATCCACAAGTTTCGCATTCGGTGAACATGTATTTTAAATTTTTTTCAAATAAATTTTTTGATTTTAGAACATCTCGAATAAGCTCATAATTTTCAAAATATTCTCCGCTTGAATCTCGGTCTAATCCTGCGAAATATATCGTTGCATCTAGTTTTAAAAATTTTTTGATAATTTCAATATCAAAAAAATGGAAATGTTCGATTAAAATCACTTCGTAAGAAGTTAAACCTTCAAAAGAATAATCGCTAAGCGGCATGCAAAAAATATTGCGTTCGATTCCGTTGGAATGGATGAATCTTTTTTTGTAAAATGATGGTTTAAGGGCGACGTAATTGATTAGAGGGCCAACAGAATTTAGCAGTTCTAAACTTTTCCCGCTGTGCATTGGCCCACAAAAAAAATATTTGTTCTTTAAATTAAATCCACCTCCCACAATACATCCTAGTTTTTTTAAAAAAAATTTTCAATGATTAAATTCATCGTCGTATAGGTATCGAAGTTGTTCGTCCATTCGTTTCCCAGTATTCCATCTTGAAATTGGTCTAAAATATCCAACAATTCGCGAATATATTTCTGTTTCCTGACCGCAAATATCGCACTTAAGCTGTTTTCCCATTCTATATCCGTGGGTTCTACAGATCGAAAACGTAGGAGTAATCGTTATTGTCGGTAAATTTGTTTCAGTGAATATTTTAATTATTATTTTTTTTAATGCCTCCAAATTAACCACTTCGTGTCCTAAAAATACGTGAAACACGGTCCCACCGGTGTATATCGGTTGTAAATCTTTTTGGTGATCTATTGCAGAAAAAAGATCAATTTCTTGTTCAGGTTTTAACAATGTTGAATTCGTATAGCTGAATGCATTTTTTGTATTTGAATTTTTTTCAAAAATTGAAAACTTAGAAAAAACCCTTTTTTTAGAATCTATTTTAGCTAACCGGTAAGATGCACCTTCGGCTGGTGTTGCTTCTAAATTATAAAGATTTCCTGTTTCAACTTGAAACTGTTCTAATGTGTTAGACAAAAACTTTAATGTTTTAACGAGAAACGCTTTGCCTTTTTCAGATTCTATTGGAAATTTTTCACCAAGAAGTTTTTCGCAAGCTTCGGCTCCGGAAATTACGCCAATCGTACTGAAATGATTTTTAAATTTACTTTTAAGGTATCTTTTTGTGTAAGGATAGAAATTTTCATCAAAAAATTTATCTAATAATTTTCTTTTAAATTCCAAAGAGTCTTTAGCTATCTTTGCAACTATGTGTAAAATTTTGAAAAATAAATCAGGGTTGTTCTTTGAATAATAGGCGATTTTAGATAAATTCAGTGTTACTACGCCTATAGATCCGGTTAAATCTCCTGAACCAAAAAATCCTCCGCCCTTTTTTTTAAGTTTAGTTAAATCTAACCTTAGTCTGCAACACATGCTTCTAATGTCATCGGGGTCTAAATCGGAATTTATGAAGTTTTGAAAATATGGGGCTCCGTATTTAGCGGTTACTTCAAGTAGTTTTTGGCCAACTTCATTATCCCAATTGAAATCTTTTGTTATGTTATAATTTGGAATCGGATAAGAAAAGATTCTGCCATTCATGTCGCCATCAAGCATCACTTCAAGGAAAGCAAAATTAAACATATCTATTTCTTTTTGGAATTCTCCGTAAGTGTAGTCTAGTGTTTTTCCTGAATGTATAACTGGTTTTTGAGAAAGCTTTTTTGTTGGAGTAACGTCAAAGCTAAGATTTGTAAACGGAGTTTGCCCGCCCCACCTGGAGGTTGTATTTAAATTATATATAAATTTTTGAATTGCTTGTTTCACTTCAAAATATGTAAGATTATCGAATCGAATAAATGGAGCAAGCAATACGTCTACATTGTTTAACGCCTGAGCCCCGGCCCATTCATTTTGAAGGGTACATAAAAAATTAACGATTTGATTTAAGGCAGAATCGAAATGTTTTGGAGGGTGAGACGAACAACTACTTTCTAAATTAAATCCTTCTAAAAGAAGATCTTCTAAGCTCCAACCAGAACAGTACGGGGCTAATCCAAATCCTAAATCGTGAATATGTATGAACCCATGTTTATGTAAAAGTCTCGGAAGAAAAGGGTATAATCCCAAAACATATTTAGATTGTATTGTTGTTGATGTATGAAGAACCAATCCTTGAAATGAATATGGCAGACTTGAGTTTTCTTTGACGCGCCAATCTGTTTTGTCGATATACCTATTTATAATTTTTTTTAAATTAATATTTGAATTCACTTAAAACCTCACGTTCTTTTTAAGAAATTATTTATTTTTTGAATTTTTTCCCATAGCGATTTGTTGTCGTATTCGGTTATCAATATTCCTGTCACTAATTTTAAACTCAATTTATATTGTACATTGAATTTTCTTTTGATCAACAGGTAGAATAAATTTTTAACCCGTTTGTAGGCGTTATTTTTAAATTCTGAGTCTTCATCAATGAAATATACGTTTATTGTTTTATCTAATATCGAGAAAAAATCTATATCTACTTCGGATTCTATTAAGATATCTAAAATATTATTTAATTTTCTACTAATACCTTTTTTTAAAGTTTTTTCAGAGTATGCCTCAAGTGTCTTGATAGTTTCTAAAATGATTAATATTTTGTTAAATTCAATTGTTTTTAAATTTGCCAAGAAGTAATTTCCTGATTTATTATATTTTAAAAAAATTTTATTTAAATTTTTTAAGTATATGACGTTCAGGTAAACTCTTGTAAGAATATGCGTAGAGTTTAGTTCCAATATTTCAAAGTATTGTTCTACGTTTTTCCTATATTTTTCTTCGATGGTTTCTTCTGTTTCAATTTCTCCTAAAACCTTAAAAAATATTTCTTTTGTATTTTCATTTCCCATATTATATATTTCAGCATATTAAGGTAAAAATAATCAATGGAATCTATTAAAAATATTTTTTTTACGTTCGAAGATCTAAAAGGTGATGTTTTTTCTCAAATTGAAAGAAATATTGAAGATAAAGAAAGCAACTATGGTGTAAAAACTGGATTTAAAAGTTTAGATCAAATAACTTTAGGGTTACAAAAAACAGATTTGGTACTTTTAGCTGCTAGACCAAGTGTTGGAAAGACTGCTTTTGCATTAAATATTGCGGTCAATGCTTCTATTTATTCCAAAAAAAAAGTAGCGTTTTTTTCATTAGAAATGTCTAAAGAACAACTTGCACTTAGATGTGTGTCTTTAGTATCGAAAATACCAATAATGGATATCAAAACTGGAAATTTAAAATCTAAGGATTTAAAATTAATTGGCAAAGCATATGAAAAGTTATTAGAAGCAAAAATATTTATTGATGATTGCACTAGCCAAACAACAGACGAGTTAATTTCAAAGTTAATTCTTTTAAAAAAAGAAGATTCATTAGATATTGCATTCATAGATTATTTGCAATTGATTAAACCAGTGAAATCAAAAGAAATTAGAGAATTTGAAGTTTCTGAAATATCTAGGAATTTAAAAATAATTGCAAAAGAATTATGCATTCCCGTAGTGGCTCTGTCGCAGTTAAATAGAAAGGTCGAAATAAGAAATGACAAAAGACCAATGCTATCTGATTTGAGGGAGTCTGGGGCGCTAGAACAGGATTCAGACGTAGTAATTTTTTTGTATAGAGAAAGTGTGTACGGCAAAACCAAATATAAATCAAAAAGCAATACCGAAATAATTATTGCTAAACACAGAAATGGTTTGGTTGGAAATGTGTTTTTGGATTTTAATCCTGAAATCATGGAGTTTGTTGAAAAATAGTTGGAAAAATATTTTTTTACAATTACATTTGAATCATGGTTAAATATAGACGAATCTACAAAAAAAGTAAAAATGGAAGTTTAGATTTAATTAAAATCGACAAATATGACGAAAAAGAAAAAAAAATATCTGAAGTTGAAATTGATTTAAATGTTTATGAGTACATTGCTTTTTTGGAGTGGCTTAATGTTTCGACAAATATTCCAAAAGATGAAATTATTGAAAGTGAAGAGGGATCATACTAATTTAAAAAATATTGGAGTTAAAACAATGGCGATTGATATTAAAACGGCGTGTGCTGTTGGGCATTTGGCAAAATCTTTTGACATTTTGAATCAAGAAATATCCATTTCAAGAGAAAAAGTGAAAAAAGGACTGATTGACGGAAGAGATGGTCTTGAAGAGGTGGTGGGTTTTTTTCTAGATCTTTTCTCAAGTTTAGAATCTTTGCTAGTAATGGCTAAAAAATTCACAAATCGAGCAAACGTAATCAGCGACTTCCAAAAATTCGTTGATACTGAACTAATGAAAGAAGTACAGCAAGAAATTTTAATACCATTTAAAAAATATTTGACTGTCTTTGGTTTAATACTTCAGTATCAAATGAAGAAGCATAACATTATAGAAGAATTAGAATTAGAGGAAAAACATGACGAATTTTAGCCAACACTAGAGGGAGCCCCTTGGAATTGGTAGAAATGGCCTTACAATCCAATTTTTTTGAGTTGAGATTGCGTTAACAATGCCGGGGTTGAAAGTTTTATTGTATTTAGAGAATCATTTTTATTTATTTTTATTGTTATGAAAAAAATATCTCCAACATTAAAATTTTCTACCCACTTTCCTTCTGCACAGAAAGTCTCTTCGTGACCAGTAATGTCTAATCCATCTTTTAAAAGACTAGAATCTACAACTTTTATTTTTACTCTTTTGAAAAGTTTTTCGTTAATTTCTTTATGAAATTTATCAATAATTTGAATTTTTATAATTGGGCGCGATTTTGAAGTGTCCTTCACAATTTTTTTTGGTTTATTTTTTACAGTTTTCGTTATATTTTTTTCGTGAAGTAGTTTTAATTGATGTAAACCTCTTCGTTTAATATTAATAGCAGCATTAATATCAGCGTTTATTTCAAATCCGCAATCAAGGCACTTGAAACTTTCATCAAATTTAACACGATTTTCAATATTTCGCTGACGGCAATTGGAACAGGTCAAGCTTGTGAATTCTTTTCTAACTTCAACTGTTATTATTTTATGGTTTTCGGCTACTTTTTTAAATTTTTCATGAAATTTTTTAATAATATATATTTTATTTTTTGGTAAAATTGAATCTTCGTTTATTTGTTTACCAAAATTATTTTGTAAATCTGAAAAAATATTTTTCTCATAGAAAATTAAATTAAAGTTTTTTGTGTAATTAACTAAATCTTTCAAGAATTTTTTTTTCATTTCTCGGACAACATACAGATTGTGTTCTGATTTTAACTTTAAGTTAACTAAAGTTTCATTAGCGAAAAATTCTTTACGATCAAGAAGACTATTTTGATTAAGGGTTTCCTTTATGTCATAAAATTCAGTCAATAGCTCTGCTTCTTTTTTTGAATCATAAGAAAATATTTTACCATCACTAAATGTAGCCGTGTTTCTATATCCTAAATCCATCGCCACACAATGAATTTCTCTAGACGGAGTTATTTCGTCTACGGTTTTGACCGAAAATACTTGTATTTTGAAATTTTTAGAAAAAGTATTAACCAATTTAACTTTGTATGCAGGACATAAAGAAATATTTTCATTATTTTTAAATTTAATATTTTTAATCTTTGAAAGATCAATTGTGTTATTTGAGAAATCAATTTTAAAGTTTTTTTTATAGGTTACACCTTCACATGCGAAAAGACTTTTAAGCATAGGGGGATTAAAGTGGGACGGGTTTTTTCTAGAAGATTCAATTGCAGTTATAATTTCAGTGAAAAAATCGCTATATTCATGCTTAGTGAAACATCTTGTAACGGCATTTGGGTTTTTAAAAAAAGGATTGGTACCATGCCAGTAAAATCTTTTACACTGGTAGCGAAAAGCACCCATTGTTATTTCGGTATTCTTGTGAAAAATTTTGATCAATTGATTCCGAATGTAACTATAATCCTTGATAATTGAATATACTTCTTTAAATTTTTCTTCGTCTAAATCTAAATCAAATTCTTTACTAAAAAAAATTGCTTTTTTAATCATTTAGTTTTTCTACGAGGACCTCGAAATTATTTTTCTTTTTTTTATTTTCAACTGATTCCAAATATTGTAAATTCCGCAAAACATGTAGGCCGCGCGTAGCTACTCCTTGCAAAGGGAAAATATGGTCAACATCATATCCTTTTGGACAATTGCGGTAAAATGTTTTAATTTCTGATGTTTCTGACCATATTGGTATATATTTTTTTTTTGAAGCTCTGTATTTTGCCGCTTTAAATCTAGAATTCGAATATTGTTTTAAAGTTGGCAGTTTTCTTAATTTTTTAATTGCTTTAATATTTAGTTTCATTTATTTCGATAATAATAGATTTTAAAATAGAATTCAACTCGTGAATTGTTTTAAATCCCGAAATCTTATATTTTGGTTTATTTTTATTTAGTACAATGAATGTTGGAACGCACAAAGGATTAAAACTGAGTGCGTTGTCGAAATGTATTATTTTTTCTATTTTCAAAATTAATGAATTTTTTTCAATATTCCAGAATGGCAAAAGATCGTCGCTAACGATTAAAATCACTGAAAATATGTTGAAATTTTGTCCAAGTCTTGTTCAAAAGAGAGAACTCTAAAAGTGTCGAATAAGTATTTATTTTTGTATACCTCAACGGAATTACGCAATTGAATAACGGCAGCGTTGACACTAGAATTGTCTATACCATTTTCTTTAATTTTTTGTTTCAGAGTGTCTAATTTTATTTTTATTAAAGATAAAGATTCAGATCTTAATTTTTTCTCAATTAAAGTATTTATTTCTGAAAGAATCTTATCCTTGATGTTTTGGTTTTTTTCTAATTCTAATGTGGTATTTAACTCTGCTATTTTTTCGTCGATTAAAACGTAATCTTTTTTGTTGATGTCAAAAATTAGTGCCATTTTTTTGTCTCCTTAAGTTAATAATGAATGTTTCCCAAAAAGTAATGAAATATTTTTTATACCGGTTTTCAGGTGAATAGCGTGTTACGGGGAATGTTTTTTCAAAAATTTTTCCTGTCTTTGAATTGACGAGTAATGAGTTTTTTTTATATTGTTCGGCAACATATATGAACTCAGGTATTTCGCTCTTTAGAGATTCATAGTATTCCATTTTCATGAATTCGTTTTTCAGATGGCTTTGTATGTCAAATTTAATTAATTGAACAATACTAAATCCAAAAAACTCGAGGTACAGTTTAAGTAAATAGTTATATATTTTTTCAAGTGCAGATAAAGAAAGATGTTTTTGTGCAATACATTCTTCTAAAGCCTCTAAATATTTTTTTATATTTTTTATATATAAATTGAATAGTTCAATCTCTTCTTCTTCTATGTATTTATCAATTAAATATATTTGTGACCAAAAGGCATTTTCTTGGGAAGGTTTTTCTACCACTTCTTTAGATGTTTTTTTTTCTTGGGAAGGCGTTTCTATTACTTCTTTAGATGTTTTTTTTTCCATTAACTTAAATATAGGAAAAATTCTATTTTAGCGTCAACATAATATGTTAAAATCTGTGAATATTTTAAATTCACAAGAAGACCACGACTATAGCACACAGCTTAGTCGCGGAAGCAATTGCTTAAAGTCCAATTTTTTCTTCAGTAGACAAGAGTTCAACCAATTTGAAAAAAGCACCCCATAATGCCGTGAATGTCTCAGTATATTCCACAAGGTTTCTATCCTTATAGGAAAGAACTGATTTGACATGGGCCATGTCTATTCTATCAAGATGATGGAGTTGAAGAATTAAATTTTCAAAGGTGAAAAGAAAGTCGTCTTCGTTTAAAAGGCAATTATATGATTTTGCATGGAGCAAAAATTCATGAATCAGCAACTTTGCGCGGCAACAAAAGTTTAAAATATTAGTATAAAATTGATTTAAGTCTTGAGGGTATTTTAAAAATTGATGATCGCTGTGTTCGATCTTTTCTAAATCTAAAGCGGTATCACAAAGATGTATTCGGCACATATCGACAAATTGCTGGGAGACACGAAGAAACAAAAAATTTAACTCACGGACAAAATCGTCTATTTTCTCGTTTAGAATGTCGGGCGACGTTAAAACATCATTAAGGATGTAGTTTTTGTGAAATCTGACAGATTGCTCTATTTCGCAAATAGTTTCAATTATTAAACATTCTGGGTTGAGTGCTAGAAAATTCTTGGTATCATTGATAATCATACATTCTCCTTTTTATTGTTATTGCTGAAAACACAATAAAAAAATAAAAATAATATTGCAAACTAAATTTAAATGTTTACTTAATATTTAAAATTGTTTAAAAAATTAGTATAAAGAGAAATGAGGAGACAAAGTAGCAACAATGCTATTGCTACCTTGTCAGCCATTTTTGTTCTCACTAGTGAAGAAGAGGAAACTTACTCCCTCGATGGGAATATTATTTTTAGCTATATTTTGTTAAATTTTTCTGTCTCAAAAACATTCACAGGTGCTTTTACTTTATATATTTAACATTACAGATGTCTAGTTTTATTTTTTAAGCTTAAAAGGTTTTTTCTTTGTTCACTGGCCGCGTTGCGGCTTCTGCTTCTCCCCACAGTCTTAGCTCGCTGGCTGCGACCTTGCAACTGTGGGCTCGTCACGTTCGCGGTCCAGATTTCGTATGGGCCGTGGATTTAAAATGTGTGTTGAATAATAAAAATTAAAGATTAATATTGATTTAATTTTTTATAATTGCTAAATTGGTTTTATAATCGCCGCTCGGTAATTACGTTGATCATCATGACTATCCTCTTTTTAACGGGGGGGGGACCGGTCTTGATTCAAAAGATTTTTAGGGGGGTGGGGCCAAAGGGCCAGGCGTAGCCGGAGATAGGGGTTTTAACAAGAAATAATCAATCAAAGATGATCCCTTCATGTTTTTTTACTTTGGTGAAAAAAAATAATTTTCTATAATAGATATATATAGTTGGAACGCATCTTATATTTGAATTTTTATGTTTTATTATATTGAAATATTTTATTTTTTCATTTAAAAAATTATATTTATACTTAAATTTAGCGTATAAATTGTCATTCGCGTGATAAAATATAATGTATTTAACTTTTTTATATTTAAAATTTTTTAAATTTAAAGACCTATGTGTATTGAAATAATTATTTTTTTTTAGGTTTTTCGTTTTAGATAAAATTTGAAGATTGTTTTCACAGTGTAGCCCGTGTACATATTTTGACTGAAGAGGTATCACGTGGTCAACATGTTGATTCTTTTTTCTTTTTTTATAAAAATTTTTTACTATTTTTTTATTTGACCACTGCGGGGTTAGTTTTTTTTCAGATTATTCCTGTCCAATTTTTCTTGAAACCTCATTTCGTATGTTATTTTTTCTAGTTCTTGAATCTGAGATCTTAACGTTTTTATTTCTATAGCATTATCTTGTATTTGAGAATATGTTATTCCAAATTTACAAATTATTGCAATAATAGATATTATTAAGATACCATATGGCGCATATTCTTTTATGTATTTAAACATTAAAATGGGGCCTCGTCATCAGAAACAGTTTTATCAATTATTTTATTATTTTTTTTCTCTTCGCCTATTTCTTTAACTTTTTCGCTAATGAATTCCAAAGTTTTTTTATCGTCTTCGTAAGTTGAAAATGGTGTTCTGTCTGATTTTTTTCTTAAAATTTGGATAAAATAAGGAATTAAGTTATGCGACATGCATTCTTTTCCAGTTTCTTTTTGAGTATATTTATTCAAAGATAGATTTCCTTCGATAAGAACTTTGTCCCCTTTTTCTATTCCGATAGCTGTTTCAATTAATGATTCTTTAAATGTTAATACATTAAACCATATAGTGTGATCTTGTTCTTCACTGGATAAAATTTCTTTAGATTGATTCGGTGTTACTGCTACTGAAAATTTAATCATTTGTTTATTGCTTTTTGTGTAAAACTCTTCGGCGTCTCTACCGCAAAAACCTTCTAAATTAACTTTTAATGTGCTCATAAGAAAATATTATGAAATAAAAATTTAAAAGTAAACATAAAATTTTATTTTTTGCAAAAATTTTCATTTTGTGTTTTTTCTTTCGTGGCTTCACTATGGAAAAACGACTATTGGATTTTGAATTTTCTTTTGAAAGCGCAGCTTTCCCTTTTAGGGAGGTTTTAAGGTTTTAAGGTTTTAAGTTTTGGAAAATTCAAAAAAGGGTTTCATGCTGATTAGCGCCTTAAAAATGAATTGCACGAATTTTGTGCAAGAAAAATAAGGCGCGGCTGAGTAGAGGTGTTCATTATTGGCAGTTAATACCATTTTTTTAAGAATGAATTGCACGAATTTTGTGCAAGAAAGATAAAAAATGAGTTGTGTTAATTTAATGTAAAAAAATAAAAAAAGGGGTTGCGTTTAAATTTACATCCTTATATAATAAAACCTTAAAACAACCCGAAAGACCTTGGGAGAGAGGGTAAACCTTTCCTAGTACCATCTAGAAATATATTTGTCAATAAATATTTTTTATATTTTTTTTAATCTATCTTTGATTTATATATATGGGCAATTAATCTATATTTTTTATGATTTATATGTAACTACATGAAATAAAAATGGGTTTTGCGGTTTTTCAAAAAAATAATTTTGAGTGTCTTTTTATACCTTTTTTAATGTTTTTTGCATTTTCTTAAAAAAAGGAGCATTTTTTTAGTGATTTTTTTGTGATTTTTAGTTTTTTTTTTGAGTTTTTTTTTTACCTGTTTAGTTTTTTATGGGATTTTTAAAGATTTTTCACATTTACTTTGTCTTTTTTAATGCAAAAATGTTAATAGATTAAAATGGCTTCAAATATTTTTGAAAAAGATAAAATAGATTTTTACAAGAACAATTTGGACGTTTTTATTGAGGATAATTTTAATGGTATCAAACTTTCTGATGTCCAAAGAAAAATACTAAAAGCTTTCTCTAAAAAAAAATCTAGAGTGTCTGTTCATGCTGGGCGAGGGGTTGGAAAATCGTTTCTAATTTCTTTAATAGTTATGAGTTTAATATTATTGTACGACGAGATAATGGTCTCGATAGTAACAAGTAATATTGGGACTCTTAAAGATTCTGTTTTTCACCATATGTATAAAAACCAAAAAAAAATGGGAAAAGAATTATTAGAAAAAATAGAAATACTATCTGAATTAGTTAGACAAAAAAATAATTTTGCTTCTGTAGCTAAAATTGTTGGTTATAAAGACGGTGCAGAAGATTCAATCAAAGGTAGGCACGATAAAGAATTAGTAATGATTATTGATGAGGCAGCGAATGTGTCTCGTAAGGCGATGGACGCGGCATACTTTTCTTTAACAGAGGGGAACAATAAGATGCTTTTGTTGGGGAATCCCAATAAATCTCATGGTTATTTTTACGATACGCTCTACAAAAGGAATTTTAAAAATGCTTGGGATGGGATAATTTTTTCTATTTATGACGCAAAAGACTATGTTGATGCGGTTTCTATAGCAGAAATGGAGGCTATGTATCCGGAGAATTCTGATACTAGAAGAGTTAACATGTTGGGCCTTCCTCCAACTAGGAGTAAAAATGCATTTTTTGCATCTTCAGATATTGAGGGAAAATATAACCTAAGAGATGTTTCATTGGAAAACATATTAAACGATCCTTTTATTAAAGGAAAAATTTTAATTGGGATAACGATTGGAGATTCGTGGAATCCAACTGTCATATCTTATAGGTATGAAAATTTATGTTTTCCAACAAAACATATCATTGAACCGGATAATAGAAAAATAGTGCAATTCGTAGCTAACAATATTAAGGTGGAAAATATTAAATGTATTGTTATCGGGTTTAGCAGTATTAATATTTTTTTAAAAAATGAATTAAAAAAAATAAGTAATAAAATAATATTCTTAGAAGAATATGCAATTACGCAGAAAAAGATAAGGAATCAAAAAACATTATGTTATCACAATATGCAACAATGGATATATTCACTAGAAAGTGGGGCAGATGTTACAATAAACGACTTAGATGTAATAGACAGCATAATTGCCATTGAAGGAGAATATGACACTAATGGTGGCTTAAAAATAAGAGATTCAGAAGAATATAATGAACATGGAGGAAATACGTTTAATTTTTCTGATTCACTTGCGTATACATTTCTATTTGGTAATAATAAAGTGAAAAATTTAAAAGAAAGTAAACATTATAGCTCTATGGGGGGAATGGTTTGACAGGTAGTAAAAGTTTAAAAACTATTGATTATTTGATTGAGTCAAAAGTTAACAATTTAATTCAGGCTAGATCTAGTCTGGATAGTTTAAATAATCAGATTGCTTTATATTTTTCTCCATACAAAAAAGATTTTTTTGCTGAGATAGAAAAGGATGGCAGCGATTCTTATTATCAAAAACCGTTTAATGAGTCTAGCAAGAGGTATACAGGTGTTATTTTTCCTATGTTAGAAAATTTCATATCATTTATTAATGATTTAATTTGCTCTCCTACTTTAAAATGGTTCAAGTTGTCTCTATCGGCTGAGTATGAATATGAAAAAAATAATTTAAATTCAAAAATTCCATCTTCAATGAAAAAAGAATTAGCTGATATAGAAGACTACATGTTCCACTATTTAGACAAAATGGATTTCTATAACACATTTAACAAAGCGTTAAGCGATACGATAACATTTGGATATGGTGGGTTTTCCTTATTCGATTCAGATGGATTATTTGTGAGGTATTTAGACAACACAAGTGTTTTTTTTGATTTAAATTATTTAGGCAATGTTAATTTATTGGTTTTTAGAAGCAATCCAACGAGTAGTCAAATAATTAATGAGTTTAATAAAGACGAAGATTTTGTTCCAGAATATATTATAAACGATAGCAAAGTGAATTCAGAGTCAACTTATACAATAATCAATTATTATAAAGACTGCGGTAATGGATCATATAAACATATAGTATATGATTTAACGACAAGAATTATTTTGAGAGAAGAAGTATGGACGGAATTAAATTTTTTCCCTATGAGATGGATTCAAAAAGGATTAAATAATTATGGATTCGGGCAGCCTACTCAAGTTTTAGATGACGCAATGACTCTTAATTTAATCACCCGAAACGACAGATTCATGTTAATGCAAAATATAAGTCCGTCGCTAGATGTTGATTTAGAGGCGTTTGAAAATTTTGATGAAAACAATTCTTTCAAGACAGGAAGTATTACTGTTAGAAATTCTTATTATCAAGCAAAATATGATCCAATAAGAAAAATTTTTCCAGTAACTGATTTTAGAAATATTTTAGTAGAGTATGAAGTTATATTAAATAGTATCAAAAGCGTATTTTATTCTGATTTGATTCAATTAAGATCCGGAACGAAGACAGCGACTGAGGTTGTTAGATTAAATTCGGATATGACAAGATTTTTACAGCCTATAATAATGCAGATGTACCTAGAAACAATAAGACCGTTCTTATATTCTTTGTTTGGAAAATTGGTGAAAAATAAGAAAATAAAATTAAATAATTTAACTAAGGATCAAATTAAAATCGATTTTTCTTCTCAAATTATATATTCGAGGCAGCAAAATCAAATAACAAACATTATGAATTACATCGGTTCCGTTGGGAGTATTGCGTCTTCGGGAATACCTGGTGCAGCCGAAACTATGGATAATATAAATTTAGATACTTTAGTTACAGAATTAGGTGATTTATATAATGTTGATCGGAAAATATTTAATTCTGACGATAAAATCAAACAGATTAGAGATCAAAGAAATGAAATTATGCAGCAACAAATGCAATTAAATAATGTTAAAGAAAGCTCAGAATCTTTAAAAAATGTTTCAGGATTACTCAATGGACAATAAAGAAAAAGTTCATTGGTCATCTGCAGTGACAAAAGACTTAATGGTCATAGATACAGAGTTGTTAACAAGTGAAAAATTTTTAGATCTTGTTAGTCATTTAGAAAAAAAGTTTAGAATAAATAATAATCGTTTTTTTGATCCAATAGCAAACGAATTTCTTGTTCATAATGGTTTTACGATAGAACAGGTCTCGTTAATATTCGAAGGCCAAAAAAATGTAATAAATTATATCAAATATTTAATAGAAAATAATTTAGATATATTAAAATTAAAACATAAAGGGAATAAATTAAATGATCGATACAGTAGTGAGTAATACTCAGGAAAGTAATTCAAATGAGCCAGAAGAATTAGTCAATAATGATCAGGACGAAATGTCAGTCGACAAAAATAAGGTTGAAATTTCAGAAAACGAAACTGGTTTTAATATTGATGATTATAGTTTTGATATAGATTTTGAAAAGTTAGAGTGGAGTGATAATTTAAAATCTAAATTTAAAGAAGATATTTCGGGTTTCAAGAAAGATTTTTTTGAAAAAAAAATAGATCCCAATTCAGCAAAAGATATTTTTAGTAAAAGTTATAATACTTTTCAAAATTTATTGAACAATGCTAATGAAGAGTTTTTAAATAAACAAAAAGAAGTTCAAAATATTTTAAGTGAAGAATATGGAGATAATTTTGAATCAAAAAAAATTTTGCTCAAAAAGCATTATGAAAAAATTTTCGATGGATCAGAAAACAAACTTGCGGATGAATTATTTAATTTATCACTTTCTAATAAAGATTTATTTAAATCATTTCTTAAGGACGCTGAAAGCAGAAATCAAAAAATGTTTGTCGAGAGTAGCAAAAACGATTCTGGCAAAGCGAGTAATTTTGGAAAGTATAATAATTATTCGCCAAGTGAAATAATGTATGAATTGAAAGAAATAGCAAGATCAAAAGAGTATCTAGATAAAAATCATCCTAGAAATAATGAAATAATGAGAAAAGTAGAACTTTTAAAAGATATTAAAGAAAAAAAAGAAAAAATATAAGTTACATATTTGCTCTTTTTATTTTTTTGTTTTCTAACATACATGCTTTAAGAAATATTAAAAATTAAAAAGGATAAAAATGAGCAATCAAGGGATGGATGCACTTACCGTTGCCAGGAAATACATTACTGAGTTAGAAATAGAGTATCAGCGTAAAGCGGTTAAAATTAATAGGCTTTTTACTGACGTAATGTCTATGGGGGTAACTGGCATAGGTGAAGCGTTATTTAGTTTTGGAGTTTTAGAGGATGATTTTGATTTACCTACGCCATATATCTCGGGTAATCCGGCTCCAGTAGATCAATTAAACGCAACCCAGCGACAACTATCGGCTCGGCCGTACAATAGGGGATTTGCTTACAGTAAATTCAAAGAAAACAATGCAATAGCCGGGACAAAGTATGTTCAAACAAATGTAGAGAGATTGTACGATTCTTTTTATAAGGGCTACGATTATTCTATATTAGATGCGTTTACAGGAGACGCAACGCAAATAAACTCAGACGGAAAAACGGAATTAATTTCTTTGCCGGTAGGAAATATAGTTGCTGCTGCTGGAACTGCATTTACTAAAGCCAAGCTCTTAGATATGATCAATAAGTGTGGCGTGAACGAATGGAATACCAGCTTAAAGAGATATATTTTATGCTCAGAGACGCAAATGGGATATTTATTAGACGATTTAAAAATGGATGGAGATTATGTAGCTCCAATGAAATTAGAAGAAATTAACAATGAATTTTTTGGTACGGCTTCTATGGTAATGTTTACTTGGAGAGGATTTTGGTTTATCAATACTCCAGATTCGTACTTGGATTATATTTCTACAGTTCCGGGAGAAACAACAGCTGTTTTATGTAATGAAAAAAGTATAGTTTCTCATATGGGTATGTTTGAAATGGCGGATGGAGCGAAAATAAATCCATACGACAAGACAATTTACTTTGGTAATAACTATGGAGCTGTAAGAAAATATGAAAAAGGTGTATTCATTTATCAACTAACAAAATAAAGAAATTAAATGACAGAAGTTATTAATTCAACTCAATATCAAGCAAACATTGACATGAGCGCGGTAACAGCCGGTATGACACCAAAAATAAATGGAGATTCGGCATTATTAAATAGGGTTATCTCTCATGAGTTTAAAGATTTATTAACGGTTGGGGCTGTAGAATTAGATACTGGATTTATTTTTCGTCCATACGAAAAAGTAGTTCAGGCGACTATTATTTACTCAGCAGGATTTTCGGATGGAAACAATATCACATTAGGATTTGATACTACTCCCGCTTACTTTATGGCTACCGTAGGTAATGTCGCAGGGGATATAATTTTTTTACCAGATGACGTCACAAAAGGATTATTATGGTTGGGTGAAAATATTCCAACGGCAAATGAAGAAGAAACACTAAAGATTTTTGTTGACGACGCTACAACAGGTACTATAAAAATTATTTTACAAACTAGGATCTATTAATGAGTTCTCCAGAAAAAAAATATACATTTACGGCGGTTAATCAGAATTCTCCAATTTGGGAATTGAGTAGAGGTCCGTTTACTTTTATTCTTCAATCTGAAGATTTATCAAGTTTGGCTAGAGTTAGAATGTATATTAATCTTTCTGGAGAATATGGAGTTTCTAATTTACCTAGCTTCGCCGAAGGAGATACCAAGTCATATTTGGACACAGGGTGGTCTTTTTTAACGACGTATTCACCGACTTTTTTAGGTGTAAATGTGAGGAATTTCAATATAAATGGGTCTGGGTTCATAAATTTTTTTTGTAATGTTTTTGTTGATGATATTAATCTATATGTGCTACAGAAATAAAAAGGAAATACTTGTCTAGTCACATTAATTATGATTTAGCAGCGGGGTCTTTTTTTGAATATACTTTTACTTTTGTCGGTGAGAAAAGTGATATATTTTATATAAGCGATTGCGGAATTATTTCGTTTATTGGGCCTTTCTTAACTACGGGAGGTTATTTTAATATTAGTGTTTGCCCAATACATTTTACTACTAAGCCAGAATATAATAACGAGTGGTGGTTTACGGCAACTAAAAATTTATTAACCGTAGGATTTTTTGATAATTATACTTTAGTTAGTAAGCCGTCATGGGTTTACGTTGAGCTTTTTGTAAATTTGACTTCTCCAGTAAAATTACAAGTTATTACTGGACCTAATTTGAAAGATAGGTTTAGTTTATGAAAAATTTATTGATAAATTATAGACATGTGTTTAATGGTTTAGAGGACGTTATGATTTACATACCAGAGAGTCTTTCGGCGGTTTCTATTGGAGTAACTAACGTAAGGAATTCTGGTGGCAATATTGTAAAAATACTTAGCGGGTTGGATACTTCAATAACCAACGCTATTCAGGTCCTTGAATTTGCAAATTCAGACTTTGAATTTAAAAATTATGAACCAGAAACAGATGTTTATTTATTTATATCATGTACGGGCTATGTTTCTCCGTTTATGGTAAATATTATTGGAGATGTTTAATGATTGTAAAACATGTAGTACAATCAACTGGAATAGTTTTTGAGGATTATTTTGTTTCGGCCGGGAGGGCATTGATTAGAAAGCCTAATACCGATACATCGATTTTATATTATTTGGTAGACGGGTCTCTTACTGGGCACAATTATGTGCAAATTGGAACAGTTACGGGGGCAAATGATAACATTAGGGTTGATTCAGGAAGGTATTTATTGATAATTAAATGCGCAGTGTTTAGCGGAATCCCATTCGAACTTTTTGTTGGGTTTAGGAGTTACTAATGATATTACCAAAAAGAAGTGCAGACGGAATTTGGTTTTATGAGATAAAGCAAACTGGAGATTTTGGAATTGATCTTTTTGTTAATTCGCATGAATCGTTTTGGGGAGTTAATCAAAGTGGATGTATTATCGCAGCAACGCTACTTTTAGAAAATAAAACGAAGTCTATTTTTATAGATAATTTAGATTTAAATAAAAATGCATTTGTTTCTTTTCCTATAAGGGCTAAAAATTATTATGTTAGGTTTGAATGTGTCTTATTGACAGTAGATACTAATTTCATGTTTTGGATGGGGCAATGACTGGAGCAAGCAGAGAAGCAATTTATAAAAAAGCATTGGTTAGCGCTGGGTTAAGCGTTTATGATTCGTCAGAAACATCGGGTTATACAAATAATGAAATGCTAAGTTTTTTAGAGACAGCTTATGATTTAGCTTATGATAATGTTATCCAGGCGATTAATTGGAATTGTTGTAGGGTCATAAAAAACTTCACTGAATTAAGCGAAACAACAAAATATGGTTACAGTTTTGTATATCAGGTCCCAGTTGATTGTTATAGAATTTTATATAATTCAAATCAATTGCAGTCCAGTAGTGGCAATTATACATATTTTTCGCAAGGATACAACACAAACTATGCTCCGATAGATTTCAAAAGAATAAAAGACAAATTATATACGATGGTTGAATTAGGCGAAGTTGAGTATATAGCATTCATAGAACCAAATCAAATGAGCAAAAATTTTGAATCAGCTTTAGTAGCGTCAATTGCAATGTTTTTAGTTCAAAGATATAAAACGGATTTAGTTTACATAAAGGAAAAAGAATATAATTTGATTTTGTCAAAAGCAAAAAGCACAGAAGGTATGCAAGCAATCAAAGGTGTTCCAACAAGGTATTCAGTTATGGATTACGAAGGAGTGTTGTAGTTGGTTCAAAGTATAAGTATTCTTAAAAATAATTTTTCTTCGGGTGAGTTTTCCCCGGATGCAATATATAGATCGGATATACAAAAGTATTCTGATGCCGTTCAATTATGCAAAAACTTTTACCCATCAGCGCTTGGAGGAGTCTACTCTAGGCAAGGAACTTCGTATATTAATGCATGGGCAAAATATGATGATTTGAGAGATTTTAGGTTAGTGGATTTTATATATTCTTCGATTGATTCGTATGTTTTAGAAATAGGATATAAATACATTAGGTTTTTTACAAATAAAGAACCGGTATTAAAAAGTGCAGATATTGAAAGTATATCTCTTTCAAGTTCAATAGAAATAACATCTACGGGCCATGGTTTTAATTTAGGCACAAAGGCTTTCATTAATGGAGTTATAGGAACAACAGAAATTAATAATAAAAATTTTATCTTAGGGAATGTAAGTCCAAATACATTTATTTTATGTGATGAAATATTTGGAGTTAGGAAAATAAGTAATTCTTCTCAAGATAATCCTTGCGTTATTACAAGCGTTGAGCATGGACTGGAAACGGGCGATGTTATATGTATAGATGATGTTGTTGGAATGACTGAATTGAATGGATTCACATATACAATTACAAAACTAGACGATGATTCATTTTCTTTAGATGGAATAGATTCTACATTATTCACGGCTTACGAAAAAGACGGAGAGATAAGATTAGCGGTAGATGGTTCAACATACACGCCATACATTTCAGACGGAATCACTATTTGTCCATATGAGGTAGCCACCGACATGGAAGAAGAAGATGTGCGCGATTTTGATTATACATTCATAAATCAAAACAATAAAATTGTTTTTGTATATGGAAAAGAACCAAAAGTATTAACAAGGAATGATTATTTAAATTGGACGTATCAAACAATAACCTTTGGTCCGTCGATTGATCAACCGGTAAGCGTTGGTTTGACTGCCACAGGCGCAGCAGATATCGGGTATCAGTATTTTGTAACTGCTGTTACGGAATATGGAGAGGAAAGCTTTGCAACATCAACTGCGATTGTAAATGGTCCTGATGAAATAATGACCGGATGGACAGCAACAAATAGAATGAATTTGACAATACAAAGAGTCGATAATGCTGCTTATTATAATATATATAGAACTGAAAGTACTTCTGGGTATAAAGAAATTGGATTTATAAATTTTGTTTATCAATCAACAGCCGGGAATATTTCATATTCCGATGCTGGATATAATGTAAAGGATAATAACAGATCTATTCCAAGGGAAGTTATTTATTTTAATGATACGTTAGGATATCCAAACAGATGTACAGTTTATCAGCAGCGGTTAATTTTAGCTCGAAATAGGGATTTATTTTTTAGTCAGATTAAATCTTTTTTTAATTTCAATGCTTCAAATCCAATTGGGGCAACGGATTCTTTTTCCGTCACGCTTTCTGCTTCTGGAAAAGCTTCTGATCCAATTTTATGGCTGGTTGAAAACGGGAAATATCTATTGATAGGAACAACTTCTAAATTATACTCGATTAGCCCTTATAATAATTTTGTTTTAGAGGCAAACTCTATAAATGTTGAATCTCAGTCGATTGGTGGATCTTCAGATATTTATCCGTTAGATATTGGAAAATATTTTTTGCATATTAAAAATTTTTCTAAACAAATAAGTGAAATATTTTATTCATTTGACGTGAATGGATTTAATGACAAAACAATATCTTTGCTTTTTAATCATTTTTTAATAGACGGGATTAAAAGATGGAGTTTCAAAGACGATGATGATCCTTCTGTTTTTATTGTTACAAATTCTGGTAGATTCATAGTTTTGTCGTACATAAAAAATGAAAACATTTTGGGGGCTGTAGAATATGTTTTTGATGATGGAGTTGTGTATGACGTTGAAAATATTCCAGGTGATAGCGCAAGCGATACATATGTTTTCATAGAAAGAGTGGTTAATGGAAAAGCGAAAAGGTATGTTGAAATTTTAGAACCTAGATTCTACGACAATATAAATTTTTCAGATTTTATTGGTGTTGATTTTTCTGTAAAAATTTTTTTAGGTTCTCCGAGTACATTGGTAACCGGGTTGAATCATTTGATTGGCAAAACAGTACAGGTTGTTGCTGACGATATTTACGTTGGCGAATTTATTGTTAATGCGAACGGAGAAATAACATTAGAAAATGAAGCTTCAAAAATTTTAGTTGGTTTAAAGATAGTTTGCGAAATACAAACATTGCCAGTAGATTTGCTTTCAACTAATGTTAATATTCAAACAATTAGGAATCACGTGAAAGAGCTTCCAACCGTGCGAATAGGATACATTAATTCATTGGGAGATTTTAAAGTTGGTTTCTCCAGAGAGTCACTAGGAGAAGAAATTTCATTAAGGTCTACTCTTGACCCATTAAATGCTACCTTAGAATTAAAAACTGGGTATAGAGATGTAAGACTTAGAGGCTCTGTAATAAATCCAGATTGTTTAGTTTATGTTCATAAAGACAAACCATTTCCCTTGAATATGTTATATTTTTTGATGAGTATTGAAGTAAAGAATAGGTTCAAGTGATATCAAGTGGGATAGACGTATATTTTTTTAAGGAAAACAATATTTTAAAATCTGTTTTATTGTGTCGAATTTTTGATACAGAAAAATTAGTAGAAGTAAGTCTTTATAAAATGTGTGATTTGTCAAAAGTGTGTTTATCTTTTTTAAAATGGAGCAAAAAAACAAAAAACGAAATAATTTATAAATATAAATTTTTTAAGATATTTGCTTTAATTGACAGCAATAATGTTAATAATAATAAATTTGTTAAGTATTTAAATTTTACATACTTTTGTAAGATTGAAAACAATAAAAATTTATATATTTTAAAAAAAAATATTTAGGAGAAAGAATGCAATTGGCAAGTTTAAGCACATTAGGATTGGTTTCAGGCGCACTTAATTTGGCATCGTCACTTTTTGGTTCAAAACCAAAAGCACCAAAAATTCAAAAGCAGCCACTAGTTAGTAGCTCAACGGTTCCAAACGTAGATATACAAAGGAGGGTTGGGCTTTCTGGGTTTGGGTCATTGGTAGATCAAAACATTTTTAAGCAGCAACAAAATTATCTGAATCAATTGTCAGGGTATTTTCCTAGAGAAAATTTAGGTATTTAGGGGTTAATATGGTGAATTTTTTGTCAAATATATTTGAGAACTCTTTTTTTTCAGTTGGAAATTTAAACAATTTCAAAAATGCGTTAAATATTGTAAATGGCTTAGGAAACATGTTTGTTACTCAAAGGCAAAGATCAGAGAATATTCAAAAATATTTTGCCCAAGCGCAACAATACGAAACCAGGGCTATGGAAGAAGACTACAAGTACAAGATGATAAATTCTACAATTTCCTTAAAATCTG